TGATCTGCTCGGCCACCATCCGCCGGAGCCGCTCCGCCTTTGAGGTCAGGGACCGGGAGTAGGCTTCGATCTGCCGGATGGCGCTGTCGATGCTGGAAGGGCTGAGTTTCATTCGGATCTCAGGCATTCCTGACATCCACCCTTCCAATGGCGATAGCCGTGGAGTTCAGTGATCGGGAGACGCGGCGGACAACGTAATCATACGGAGCGGAAGGATCCCGGGTGTCCACCCAGAGCACAGAGTGCTCATTGATGGGACAGTCCCTGCCGGGCACCACGATCACCTTGTCGTAATTGACGTCCAGGCCGAACACGTCTGCCGTGTCCACGTTCTTGGCGGCGGATACGTTGGCGTAGAGCGGCATCGCAGGGCTATAGCGCACCTTTTCGCCGGTCTCGTTGCAGTATTCGTCCGTCACTGTGCTGACACCAAGATACACGGCGTAGTAGATGGGTGAGCGATTCCGCAGAGCGCACCTCATGCTCACACCACCTTGCACATGGGCGGCACATGTGCCCGGATATAGGCGATCATGTCGGCGTGTTTGAACGTCCGGCTGATGCCGTTTTCCGAATGTGCCGTCTCACCTTCAGCGCCGCTGGTGGTCAGACCAGCCAATACCGCGAACACCTGGGTCATCTCATACTCCGGGGGTACCGCCGTCACGCCTGAAACGTTACTGAGGCTATACCTCCAGCTGATGATCTCCTGCTCCGCTATGTTCAGGTAAGCGGTCAACGTCTCTTCGTCAGGAGGGACCACATCACCTTTGACCAGCGATGTGAGCATCGCCACCTTCTCCATGTTCGTCATACCGCTTGCCTCCTTCCTTACGCCTTCTTGGCGGGTTTGCGCTTTGGCTGTTTGGGCTGCTCCTCAGAGGGGGCGGCCTGTACAGGATTTTCTTCCTGTACAGGCTCCTCATTCAGGATGAGACCTACAACCAGTCCAGCGGGTGTAAGTTTCTCAGCCATAGGCTACCCTCTTAGGACAGCTTGGTCGCGCCGCGATGCAGGTAGATGCCCTTCGCCTTGTTTGCATAAACGAAAGCATCATAGTAGGCGCGGTAATCGAACTTCCAGGCGTCAGCGGTCTGGAGCACGTCAGGCCCGAAGATGCGGGGCAGCACATGCTTCATGACCTTGGTCACGGCGGTCGGATGCACGATCATGAAGTTGATCTTGTAGCCGTTGGTGGTGTCGCCCACGAAACCACCAGCTTCCTGGCCGCTGGTCGTGCCATCCGACAGGGTGATCGCCGTGTAGAAACGGGACTGGGGAACGCGGATGATCCGCATGCCATCGAACATTTCGATGTGACCGTTGACAGCGTTCTCGCTGTTCAGGATCACCTTTTCGACCTTGTTGCGAAGGCCAGCGTAGGCGCTCTCGCTGATGAACAGCAGGCGGCCTTCCTGGGGCACTTCGTTTTCGTTCATGGAGCGCTCGGCCTCTTCGACCAGGGCGGGCACGTCCGTGGTGCCGATGGTGATGTCAGCCGCAGTGCCGGCGTCAATGCCGCTGGTGCCAGCGAACTTGGCGAAGGTGTAGGCGTCGATTTCGGGAACGACCTTGGTGCGGATGAATTCACCGGCCAGAGTGCCGAAGGCCATATCCAGGGTCTCTTCGTTGTCCATCCTATCAACGATGAAGGAACGGCCACGATCCTTGGTCAGGGTCAGGTCTTCCCAGGTGCCGGTCACAGAGCCGGGCACGAAACCGACATTGCGGTTGTAATTCCCAAGGCCGTCCATCGCGGTCTTGAAAACCTTAACGGTATTGGCACCGGTGAAATCGACCTGGGTCGCATCCAGGATAGCGGTCTTGGCTTCCTGCTTGTAGACCGCATCCAGCAGGGGCAGATATTTCTGGGCAAGAGCAATAGAATTAGGCACGGTACAAACCTCCTTTTATCTGAGGCCAAAGTACTGCCGCAGTTTGGCCTCCTCGGCTTTCTTTTTTGCTTCGTCAGTGACCTGGTCACCGGCGGGCGGTACGGGCACTTCCTTCATGATCTGCTGGCGGAGTGCCTTTTCCGCGTTGGTTCTTTGTTTTCCCATCAAAGCGAATACGGCGTCAGTGTCGCCGTCCGCCAGGGCTGTCGCCGCTTCAGTCGCCAAAGCATCATCATAGCCCTGGGCCAGGAAAGATGCCTTGTGATTCGAGATCGTCTTCTCGCGCCGAAGGATCTTGAGTTCCTGTTCTATGGCCTCGTCATGTGCCGCACGGTCGGCCTCCCGTGCTTCTTCCTCACTCATCTTGCTCCGCAGCTGCTTCTTGGTGGCGGCCAATTCGGAAGCCAGCGAATCAAACTGAGTTTTGGCCACATAGCCTTTCATGTTGACAGGTTCCGGGGACTTAGGCTCGTAGCTGTCCAGCAAGGCCAGCTTTTCTTCAGCCGTCATATCCTCTTTGTACCCATCCACTGCGGTCCAATCAAATGCCATAGCTACCTCCTGCGTTTGATGACGCTGTTCTCTCAGCGGTTCTTAATTTGCGAAATTTCTATCCCGGCTTCTCTGCCGGTCTGCGTTTGTTAAGCCTGTTCTCTCAGGCATTTTAAGGGGGTCTTCCCCGTTAAAATCACGGTGCTGTCACCGCTGTCAGAAAGCAGCGACAGCGCGGGTGCTTTCCAGGTACATTCCGAACCGGATACACCAGTCCGTCCCGGGCCGCGCACTCCAGACAGACCTTGTTGTCCTGCTGGGTGTTCCAGCGGACCTCCTCGATCCCGGCGTCCTCAAACGCCTGGGTCCGGGCCTCGTCCGTGGTGCTGTCGGCCATTTCCTGCACCTGTCTTTCCAGTAGACGCAATGCCCGTTTGAGCACCTCTCTGGCTTTCTGCGTGTTGGCCATCCGTACCGCATCACTCGCGAATCCGGCGGCCAGCATGGCTTCCTTCAGGCGGTCGCGTTTCCGCTCCCACTCCCGGGAGTACTGGTACTCCGTCTTCGGATCATATCGATCCATCATCCGGCCTACGAATACTTCATCCGGTTCATGGTCAGGCTCCCGACCGTGTACCACCTCGCCCCAGGCGTCCCGATAGGCTTTCCTCGCGATCCGCAGGTACCGGCCTCTCAGGTAGGTGTCCAGTTCTCCGTAGAGCCTGTTCACCTGGGTGGTCACGGAGATGACGTTCAGTTCGTCCCAGGCAGCCCGCAGCTGTTGGTTGCTGAACGCCGCCCGGATGGCCCGGAAGGCTTTCGCCATCTCCCGGTCAGCATGACGATAGACTTCGTCACTCCTCATCCTGATCGCCGCCCGTCAGCAAATCCGTGTAATTCCACTTCTGCAGGTACTCCACAGACCGCTGGTAGACGTCCATCGGGTCGTTGAACAGCCCGCAGGATGCGATGGCGATCTCCGGATGCAGGCCAGCCTGAAGCATGGCCAGCAGGGCCTGGGACTTGCTCTGAAGGTTGTCGTGCTGCCTGCGCGTGAACTTGCACTCGACCTCACTCAATTTCAGATCGAAGTCCTCACGCATGGCCGACACGATGCTCAAGGTCAGTTTCAGGAATTCCTTCTCCGACCGCTTGAACAGCAGTTCGGTATCCCGCGCCCGCGCCTCGCACTGGCTCCAGCCGTCTCTCAGGAAGACCGCCTGGCCGGTGTCGGAGGTGCTGGCTCCACCTTTAGTGGTGGTGGGCATACCGCAGATGGACAGGACCTGATCATACAGGTAGTCCACCAGTTCCTGCACCTGACTCTGGTTCAGTTCCTGACTGACCAGGGTGACATCGCTGTCCAGGCCTTCGGCGTTTTTGATAAACACCGCGCCCAACTTTCCGATCTTGGCAACGTCCTCATCGGCGATCTCGCAGTTCTTGAACTTTAAGAACGCCTGTACGAATTGCTCCAGACCGTCCAGCCGGTTGGACTGGATATTGTTGATGGCATCCAGGAGGGAGATAGCCGGTTCAAATGATCCCATGCGGGCCATATTGAGCCGGTACTCGAAAATCGGAATGTCATCCAGTCCGTGAGGCCTCCAGGTGAGGATTGCTCCGTCCTTGACCTCAAAGTAATGAGTTTTGGTGTATCCGCAATAAATGACGTCAAACTCAGCAGGTTTGCCCGCCCGGGTGCGGAATACCACCTGACAGCCCATCACGCGATGATGACCAAACCCACTGTGGTACACCACAAAGGTGGCCCTGGGATCGAGCGTGTCAATCTCAAAGGGCGCTTCGTCCTCATCTCCGGTCTTGTCCGGGAGCACCATGCGATAACCAACGCCGCAAACGGCCATCCACATGGACAGATCCTTGTCGAGACTTGCCTTGTCCTCGCTGAACATCATGTCGTTCAGCTGGGCGATCATAGCTGAAGCTTCCGCC